TGATCTATTAGCGTGTTTGGTTTTGATACAAGTTCTATGTCAGCACAAAGGACTTCGTACTTAGTTCCTTTCTTAAATCTAACTCCATTTTGCAAGAGATCTGCACAATGTTTAGCCCTTCCTAATTCATAAGATAACCGTGCGTCTTCGTGTTTTGCCTGTAAAAGGTTTACTAAATGCACCTGTGATTTACGGCAGTTACGCACACTTTTACGATCTAAATTTACGTTCCAGCTTAAACTTATTCCAGGGCTTATTGCATAATTAGTCTTCTCAAATCTTTGAACTGTTCTATAACCACGAACTAATGTTGGGTCGTCAACCTCTCCATCTCCTATCTCATTTCCGCTATCATCAAAAGCACCTTTTACATCTTTAGTTGAATAAACTGGCTCAAGAAAGTTATCAACTTTTGGCATACCTCCAGAATAATTACCAGTCAGAAAAGGCTGAATAACCAATGTATCACCTTGGCATTGAACTTGTTGTAATGATATTGTATTTGTAAATTGTTTAGATGGCATATTCATTACACCTAAATTAGTCACACTTCCGCTACTGTTACTTATAGGATTATTTGTCATTGTAGTATCTGCAATTACAGGACTATTTATTAACAATAGTGCTGCAAATAAGTATCTCTTCATTGGGTAAATGTTGACATTGTTTCGGTAACAGATTCGGTAATAATATCTCTATTTATTCTTGTAAAACTCTTAAGTCCAGGTCCGTGATAGCTTTCTATTAGATTTGTCGCTGCTCCTTGAGTCTGCATAGTAACCGTAGGTTTAGAATTAAGGTCAATCCCATGATGAGTAGTAGTAACTCCATCTACAACGTGGCTCCCTGTAGTGACGGTGGTGGGTAATAAATCTCCTTGAATATTTAAATTTGTACCTCCTACTGAATATTCATAACCAGTCGAATACGTCCACTGTTCTATAAGTTCTGTTGTATTTTGTTTGCTTTCTGTTCTTGCTGTGGTGCTACCACTATT